CACCAAGCCGAGGCCGCCGGCCACGGTGACGGTGTGTGCCGCCTTGCCGTTGCCGGAGATGGTCAACCGCGAGCCGTCCATGTCGGCGGTCGGCGCCGCCACGGTCATCGCCAAGGCACCCGTGCCGTTGAGGATCGCCGTCGCATCCGCGCCCGGCTGCGGCAACGTAATCGCCCCCGACGCGCTGTACGACGTCCGCACGTTGGGTTTCTGCGTGTGATACTGGACGAACGACTGCGGCGCCAACGGCGTCGGCAGATCGCTCGCCAGCATCGCCGTGACCATCGCGCCGCTCTTGTGCGCCGCGGTGGCGGTGCCGTCCCGTCCACGCAGGACACCGATCGTGGTGCCTGAGCTGTACGGTTGGGTGACTTTCATCACCTCCTGATCGATCACGATGACGCTGCCGGCGGCAAAACCTGTCGCCGACGCGACGACGATGGAGGTGTCGTTGACCGCAACGGCCGAGGAGAGCGTGGTGGTGGTTTTGGCCATGATGTCCTCGCTTACCCGACCACGCGGACGGCCAGCCGAGGCTGGAGTGTCGCCGCGCCAATCAGAATGTCCAGACGGCTCGGGTTCTGGTCCGTCCCGATCTGGTACTGGCTGACCATACGAATCGAGAAGCCCAGGGCTTTCGACCGCACAAACGTCGACTTCGCGCCGCCTTCCGGCTCATCGAGATCCGCCATCACGAACGCGAACGCGTCAGGATGGAAAATCAACGACTGCGGCGAGTTGGTGGTGGCGAGCGTGCCGCCCGCCGGGTTCGCGCTCCACACCGTAATCGCCGCGCTGTTGGCCGGCGATGCGTCCACGGTCTGGAGTGAGCCCGAGGTGATGATCGACGGCGAGATCGCAATCGTCATCGCGCCCGTGGTGTCGGAAATATCCGAGGTCACCACGAACTGCTGGAGACGGCCCGTCGACTGGTACGACAACGGATTCACGCCGTTGACGCCGGCCACCGTGAACACGTCGCCTTTCTTCAAGGACGTGGCACCGGAGGCCCAGCCGGAGGTGACAAGCGTCGCGCCCGTCTGGTTGGCGCCATTCACGACTGGCGTCGATGCCGTAAACGTCCCGGTCGTATGGACTGGACGGTTGGCATCGATGTACCACTCGGAGATCCCGAGCGCGGGCCCGCCGAACTGCCCTTCGCGGTAGTTCTTCCCCACCGCCCCGCCGAGCGCGAACAGCTGCGACGTGGTGTTGACCATCGTCGCCTGCGCCATCGCATCGAGGACCGCAATCCGTCCGCTGGTCGGTGCGCTCTGATCGGTGAGCTTCACACCGGCCTGGAGGAAGGTCAGGAGCGCCGATGGCGTGGTGCCAGGCGTGCCGACCGCGTTGTACACGTCCTTGTAGACCGCGTTGAACGCGAGCACGTCCGCGCCGTTGGCGAGGGATTCCGCGGCCGGATTCACCAGCCGTTCGCGGATGTTGTCGAGCTCGGTCGTTTTCTCCGCGCTGGAGTACCCGAACGCGACTTGCTTCTGGTTCGTGAGTGAGATCGGAACCGTCTGATCCAGAATCGGCTGGAGCTGAAGCGCCTGCCCGTCCATGACCGCCCAGCGTTGCGGCATCCGGGCGAGCACGGTATTCCCCACCTTGGCGCCGCCCACGCGGAAGCGGTCGTCATAGGTGCGGTTGACGTTGTTGACGAAGACAACTTTGTTGACGTAGCCGCGGGCCACCTCGTTTGTGACCCAAGTCGGCGTCGCGATGGTATTGGCCACGGTGCCGCCTTCTTACCGGCGGCCGCTCGCCCGATCTTTCGCGTTCCCCCGCTTGATCCATTCTTCAATCGGGAGATCGTCGGAGAGTTCGGTCGGATCGGCCGCGTGTGGCGAACTCCCGAGCGGCTGGATCGGGGGTTTCGCATGACTGACGGCCACCGACGGTGCTGGAGCCGCAGGAGAGGCAGCACCGAGGCGGGCTTCAAATCTCGCCAGATCCCGGATCACGTCATCCGGGGGCAGCGTGGCGAGGCGCTGAACTTCGGCCTCATCCGACAGGTGCAGCATCAGATCGCGCGGATGCTCCGAGCGAAACACCTGTTCAGCGAGGAAATTGGCAAACGTCGGGCGTTCGCCCGGCGCGAGCGCACTGATCGGTTTGGCGCCGGCCAGCTTCGGATGCACGCGGTCCATGAACCCTGGATCCTCAGCATCGGCCGCCGTGAGGCGTTCGGTGAACTTGGTGGCGTGCGTCTCGAGCTCGCGGGTACGCGCCTGTTCCGCCGTGAACCGCTGCCGCGCGAGTTCGGCCGCTTTGTATTCCTGCCGGGCTTCCCAGCGCGCTTGATCCTTCAGGTACTTGCGGTCGAATTGCCCATCGGCATAGACCGCGAGATTTTCGGGATCCGGTTCGGGATCGTCGGGATCCGCCGCAGCCTGCGGTGGAGGAGGCGGTTGGGGCGGTTTTGGCTGCGGCGGTGGCGTCTCCGGCTTGCGGGCGGCTTCGAGTTCCTGCGCGCGCCGTTCAGCAGCTTCAGCACGGCGTTCCGCGTCCCGCTGGCTCTTGATCGCTTGATCGATCCGGGCCTGGACATCGTTGCGCGGCTTCGGCGGCTTTTTGAACTGGCCAGTCTTCGGATCGCGCTCGCCCTCGGGCTGCTGCGGCTGCGGTGTCGGCGGCTCGGGCTGCGGTGGCGCGGGCGCGTCTTCAACAGCCGTTCCGGTGGACGGGTCGTTGACGGCGAGCGCCTCGCGCATTTCTTCGGGCGTTTCGTGACTGCTCTGGAGCTCGAAATCGCCGCTCTGAATGACTCCCGCGCCTTCCATGTCGCTCCCTTGAACAAGCTCAGGGACAACAAAAAAGGGACGGCAACGGCTCGGATGAGCCATCGCAGTCCCCTGTCTGCGTCCCCTTGTCGTCTCGCGCCGCTCGGGGTGAGCGGTGTTCGTCCCGGCCGGGACTAGCGAGCCGTCAAACCTGCGTTTACGTCACTCGGAACCTCTGCGGCAGCCTTACGGTCACGGTCTGACCGACGCGCGTGTACGGATAATGCGCAAGATCAGATTCCCTGACCGTCCATCCAATAACCGGATCCAGTTGCGGAGCAGTGAGTACTGGACGAGGGACGGCCTTCGCCTGTGTCGGCACCAAGGGCGCCACCGCTGCCGCTGCGAGCACGCCGAGAAACCCGCGTCTGTTCATCGCTTCTTCCCAACGTGCTCTGGCTTCTTTTTCATCGACCCTGACGCAAAGTCGTGCATCTGTTTGAGCGTCATGGAACTGCGGATCGCCTGCGCCTTCGGGAAGTTCGCCCCATGTTCGGCGGCCGCGATCAACCGCTGCTGACTCTTTGACTTACTCGGCATCGTCACTCTCAGTCTGCCAAACCGGATCCACGGTTTGCAACTGCGTCCACCACGCATGAGCGGGACAGAAGTACTGCGTGGTCAAAATGTCCCAATCGGTCCAGCGGACCCGTACCCCACACGTCGCACAGCTCGGCGGTAACGCGATGATCCTATGCGCCACTGCCGTTCCCACTCACCGGAGGAGGCGCCAACGCCGCCGCTTGCTGTTGCTGCTCGAGCGCGTGCGCCTGCCCTTGGTCAGCCGCCTGCGCGTCCATCGCGGCCCCTTGCTGCCCGGCCTCTAAGGCGTGCTGCTGCCCCATCGCGGCCATCCCCACCTCGTGCGCCTGCGTCCCGAGTCGCGCCCGTTCTTCGAGGAACAACGTCATCCGCTCGATCTTGGCGCCGAGCTCGGCCACCGCCAGCCGCGTCTCGTTGTCCATCTGCGTCTTCTGGAGCGTCGTCGCGTCCCGATGCTGCGCGATCGTGACGTCCTTCTGCGCGCCAATCTGTTCGGCCTGGATCTTGGCCTGCTGCTCGATCTGCTTGGTTTTGATGATCTCGCCCGCCTGTTGCAGCTGCTGCTGCATCACCTGTGCGGCCTGCTTGAGTTGCCCGAGTTCCTGCGCCTGCTTCGCCTGCTGGTCGTCTTCCTGATGCAGTTGCGGCGGGAGCATCTTCTTCGCCCGCTCGGCGGCTTCCATGTGCCCCGGCCACGTCTGAAACTTCAACCACAGATCCCCGAACAGTTGAAACAGCGCCGGGTTGGCCTGGAACAGCATCGACAGCCCGTCGGAGCCTTCTTCAATGCGAGACTCACGCGCTTTCCCGACACTCACCGCCACGCCGTACGTCCCTTTCTTCAGGTCGTAGCGTTTCGCGGGATCGTTGGGATCCTGGACGCGGGCGTCTGTCTGCGGCCCTTCCTGTAACGGTTGCGGGCGCTTGTTCGGCCCTGGCACAAACGGCTGATTGAGGATCACCGTCTTCGCGTTGTCCTCGAGGTCCAGCGTGCGCGCGACGCGACCTGGCCGGTCATACACGTAGGGAATCAGGTCCAGTACCACCTTCGCTTCGTAAGTGATCGAAATTTGTGCAAGATTGTCGAGGAAATGGCTGTTCCCGCGGGTGTGCTGATCTTGCAGCGCCATGATCCCGCCCTTGGTCTTATTGGACGGGTCCGCCTGGCCGAGTGTCTCTCTGAAGGCTCCTGTCCCACTCTGGATGAACTCCCGCGCCATCCCGAGCAGCATCATGGAGGGACCGAGGCGGCTGGTGTCAATCTGCGTCCGCTGCGGCGGCGGCACCGGTTGCCCATTGAGCGCGGTCGGCTTGTAGCGCACGTAAGGCAACTGCCGCACCGCCGCCAGCAGGAACTCCTTCTCGTGCCCTTCTTCCTGGCCTTCCGCGATGAGGTACGGCGCTTTCGTCTCCATCGACGCGATCTCGATCGCATTCGACGCCGCCACGTTCAACATCCGTGCGGCTTCCTTGTTCGGCCCGTAGATCCCCACCCAGTAGCGGTCATCATCGAAGGGCTGGAGTTCCTGGCCGATCACCGGAATGATCGGGATGTAGCGACCGTCGCGTTCCTCTTCGTCGAGGACTTCGCCGCCGTTCAGCTTGCACCACTTCAGTTTCGGCACCTGCTCTTTGCGTGAGCGGCCGTCCTTCTTGACTTTCCGTCCTGCCGGCACCGCGTCGTCGTAGCCGTCAGAGTCGTCGTCGTACTGGACGCGGGTCTTCTCGGTGAACTCCAGGTAGAAGAACTCGGCCACGAGCACCGCGCGACTTTCCCCATCGCCCTGAATCCAGTGCGGCCGCTCGTCCTCCGGCATCTGATCGAAAAAGCCCTCCGGGTCGTCGCTGCTCTGCCCGTACTTCGAGAGCTCCGACTTGGGATAGTCCTGTTTGTACCGGGAGTACGGCACCCACTGCGTCACGAACGCCCACCGCCCATCGCTCCAGTCCGGTTCCTGCGCGAACGGATCGAACACCACCGCCTCTTGATGCAGGATCCGCTTGATCACGATTTTCTGGTCGGTGAAGTGCCCGCCGTCGTCGGCGTACTCGGTCAGCACCCGATACGCGCCGCGCCCGGCTTTCACCGCGCGTTCATACGCCCAACTCCGCGCGAGCCCGGCCCGGCTGTCCACCTCGATCCGCCGATACAGCCCTTGCAGAATCTCGGCAGTGTCCTCATCGGCATCTTCGGACAGCGCGTGAATCTGCACGCCGAGATGCGCGGCTTTCTCCTGATTGAGTACGAGCTGGACGGGTTGCGCGAGCGAGGGAATCGAGATGGTCGGCCGTGGCGGAATCGTCATGCCGCCGACGGTTTCACCGGCCCGGTAGCTCTTGACCGCGTCGGGCCAGATCAGTTCGGGCACCTGGCAGCGGAGGTCGTCCTTCTCACGTTCGACTTGGGGTTTGATCGCGTCGACGCCGAGGGCGTAGCACTGGCGGGCTTTCTTGAGAAGTTTTTCGTGCGCGGTTTCGGCGGGTTTGTCGTCGGCGCCGGTGTCGTCCTTCATACGAGCCGAATCCGCATACCGAACAGCACGTCGGGCACGCACGGTTCGTCAGTACACGTCTTCCACCATCGCTCTAGTTCCTCGTACTCCGTCGGCACCAAGTCCGCCACCATCGCGTCAAGTGGGTGCCGGGCTTCCAACAACCGTGCACGGTGCTCAAGCAGTCTGCCAACCACCTGCGGCGGCGCCAAGCTTGTCACCGCAGGTATTGCGCTTTCTTCTGCCGGTAATAGATCAACAGATCCCGCTGGCTGTACCCGAGCGCCACATCATCGACCCACGCCGGATCGCTGTGATCGTCATCCAGAATCTCGGCCGTCTCCCGCAGCTCCAGCGCCCGCAAGAGCGCCTCGAGCGCCACGGTGCGGTCTTCCACCTGCTGGCCGTTCGTCAGCCGTGGTGCGGCCGTCCGATATGCCATGTGCGCCGCTCGCGCGAGTGTCAGGATCTTGGCGAGGTCGGTCTGCGCGGGATTGGCGACCATCGGCGGGTCCGGTGCGACACCTGCTGGCGGGGCATCACCGACGAACGCCACACCGGCGGGCTGCATCGGGACGATGTCGGGTCGTGGGACGGCAGGATTCGGAACGTCAACGGTGGAGGTCAACACCGGTTCCACATCAGGCATACCCGCGATGATGCGACGGGCTTCGCGGTGGTTCAACCGCGCCTGAACTCGTCTGTTCGCTGCTATCTACGGAATTGGCCTGAAGATTTTCTGGCCCGTGGCCCTCAGCGCTGCTTGTTCCAGCAGGCGATGAGAACCGCATAGCCCTTTCGCGTGAGTCGCACTGTATGGATCAACGCAGGACCGTCCCGACCAACGGAGCGCATTTCGAGTAGCCCTTCTTCCAGTAGGCGATCGGGGAATTCCTTCAAACGAAATGGCTCACCGCTCAGAATCGCGGTGTGATGATCGAAGGGATGCTGATGGCTCGCCCCGATACAGGACTCCAAGACGTAGATTTCCCACTTCGCCAACTCAATACGTGGCGGCTCCTCGCCGGTTCCCTGACAGCGATCACACGTTTCGACCGTCCCTCGTTGTGGATCAGCGGGCACCAATTTGGCCCCGCCGCACGTACCGCACAGCGGCGCATTCAGAATCGGCGTTTCTAGCGATCCCTGAAAAGCTTCATTGGGCTGAAACCCCGGACAGTCCTCATCGCGAGTCGTGCCGCCCGTATACCAAGTACGGCGACACTTGCGCGGACCATCCACCCATGCGTCGTTGTGGCAATACACGGCGTGATCTTCGACACGATTGCCAAACTTGCAGCGTTGGTCGAATGCGCAGTCATCCTGATCTGCGGCTAATTCGACAATGTTGATCGTCATTCCCACCACCTCATGCGCTCATCCACCCACCAGACGAGATCGGCGGGAACTGCACCGTCTGCGATCCGCCCGCCTTCGGCTTCACCACCTGCGCGAACGTCAACGCCAACGCGTCCCCATCGTCTGGACTGTCTACCCCGCGCGCCTTCATGTGTTCCTTCGGTTCGAGCACGATTTGATCTTGCCGGTTGTGGCTGTAGCCTGGTCCGGTCAGATCCGTCTCCAGTCGCGGCGAGTCGTCAATACACCCGTGCGTCAGCCAGTCGCGGAGCTTGCCCCACATGTACGCCCGGTAGTTGGCGTACTTGTCGTCCGGTGCCTTCCACCCGAACTGGATCTCCACGACGTTGGTGTGCCCGAGCTGCTGGAGCCGGTTCACGATCGGGCCGCCGATCCCGGTGCCGTCCACGAACAGCATTTGAATCGACCGGCCATTGAACTTGCGCCCGAGGACGTCAGCCGCCACGGTCACGAGTCGCATGGAGTCACGGGCTTGCTCTCCAGGGATGCGAAGAGACGGGATAGTTGCGCCATCAGGTCCGCGTCGGAAACGGAACACACAATCGTCGCCTCCCCCTCTGGCAACGTCGAGTCCACAAACCAATGGCTCGTCGGCCAGTGGTTCAATGCGTCGACGTTGAGCGTCATAGACACGCTGGGAATCAATGTATTGGAGGTCTGAAGCCGCTGGCGGTAAGCCTCGGACACGTACACGGACAAAGTCGGAGTCTTCGCCATAGTCCTGCACCCATTCGTCGATTTGCGCCTTGTTCGTGAACTTGCTCGTGCGGCTGTCGATAATGATCGGATGCCACCGGTTCCGCGCCGCCCCATGCACCGCCTCGTGAAACTTCCCAGTCGACCGCGTCGTATTCCCGAACACGAAGATCATCGACTCCCCGTCCGTCAGCCCGCCTTCGGCCACTTCCCAGATTGGATTAGGAATCGCGCTCGCCTCATCGAAGATGTAAAAGCTCGTGCTGTCGGCCGCGTGCTGGCCGGCGAAGGCTTCGGAGTTCTCTTCCTTGGACGACTGCGGCGCGCAGAACCACGACTCCCTGAACCCCGTATAGAACATCCGCTCACTGTTGACCGTGAACCAGTGTCCGGTCAGGCAGAGCTTCGTCCACCGCTGCAACGCGGCCCAGGTCTTCGTCTGGAGCTGCGTGATGGTGTTGGCGGTGACCGTGCCCTGCGCGTGCGGACGCGTCGACATGATCCAGTCCACAATCATCGCGACGAGGACCGACTTGCCGATGCCGTGCCCCGAGCTCGTCGCGCCTCTGACCGGAGGTACCGCGGTATGCCCGTTGAACGACCGGGCCGTGACCTCTTCCCCGAGCCACTGGAGGAACTCCCGTTGCCAGGTGTCCGGGCCGTCGTGATGTTGGAGCAGGCCGCGTTCGCCCCACGGATAGGCGCCGACGACAAACCGCAGCGGGTCGTGATAGGTCGTCGCCACCCAATCGGCAATCTCGAGATTGACGTCAGGAACCGGCACGTTCCCGTGCCTTGGTGAGCCGTTGCACGAGCTCGACTTCCCCGCTCACCTTGACCTCGAACTCCTGCTCTTTGGGCTTATCGAGCGTGCGGTTCAGAAGGTCTGCGGCGGCCTGGATATTCGGATCCTTCTCCCAGACTTCGATGATCTCTTCGTTGGAATCACCCTGCCGGGCTTTGGCCATCGCTTCCGTCACCCGAATGAACTTGCCGCTGCGCTTGTCTCGAGTCACCAAATACTTGAGACCCATCGCGTTGGCCATCTGGGCTTCAATGAGCGGTTGGAGGCGTTCCGTGACCATCTGACGCACGTACTCGCGGGCCGCGATCTTGTCCATCGTGGACTTGCGAGGGCCGAGCTTCGTGCCCTTCTTCAGCCCCGCGCCTGGCCGTCTCCCCCCGCTAGGCATGATTCCGAACTTTCACATCATTCAGGTGGGGTTCCGGCGTCGGATAGCCATTGATGAGGCGGATCGTGTCATACACCATCTGCACGTCGGCAAGCGTTTCACACGTCCCGATCTGCATCCGCGGATTGAGCCCGCTGGCATGATGCCCGACGATCGCGTCACAGCCTGAATCCGCCTCGCGGCGCGCCAACGGCCAGAACAGCAGCGTCGTAAAGTCGATCCCGATGCGCGTCGACCACGCAATCCCGAGACTGTCATCGTCACGCACGAACCCGCGGCAGAGGAGCCAGTCGCGAATCTCGGCGCGCTGCGGTTCATTCCAATAGTCGGTGGCCATAACGTGTGTGATGCTCAGTTCAGCGTTTCAATGCGTGTGGCTGGCCAGTGGCCGCGCTGTTCCAGCCCATCAACAACGTGCTGTCCGGCCGCGCGGATCATCGTCACGTCCGCTTCGCGCGTATGGCCTAACACGCTAAGCATGTCGGCCGCGCCGTGATAGCCGTCCCGCACGCCCTGCACGTAGGCCGAGCAGGTCAGCTGGCCTTGGAGTGCGGAAAGCTTCTGAATCTCTCCACGAAACAGCCAGCCAACGAGACGCATTCCCCACGATGGTCGCATGCCATTTCTCCTAAGGATTCTGATGATCCGGCTCCACGAGATACCGTCGCCACAACGCCCGAATCTTGAGCCACGTCCGCACCGTGATCCGAGTGTGCAACCGCACCCGCGCCCGTTTCAAGCCGAGCCGCTCGGCCACGTTCACCTGTTCCCGCTTCAACTGCTCGACTTTCCGTCTGGCATCCGTCGCACTGATGAGACTGCCTAACCGTCTGATGCCTTTCGCTTTATCTCTCGATCGGGCCGCTTCATACCTCGCATTCGCCGCGCGACAGGTCAAACATCGGCAGCCCCGTTTGTACTGGCGGCGTGTCCCATGCGCGTCGTCAGGCATCGGTAATCATTTCAGTGGTTTATACGAAATCTCCGTTGCGAGATACGGCCGATCCGGCAGCACCGAGAAGGACACGCGACAGCCGGGCTGCAATTTCTCCGGCGTCGTGAAATCCCGATAGACATGCCCGAACAGCCAGGCGTAAATCCACCCACTATCGGCTCTCAGCACGCCTTGCACGATGTCGAACCGTCGCACGCGCTGTTGATCGTCGGGCGCGTCCACATAGAAGAGGATCGTCCCCATCTGACGCATGTCGTCAGGCATCCGCGTGCCGATCCTTGAGTTTCAGGACATGGCTCAGCTTGACGCGTCGTCCACCCTGAATGATTACGTAGGGTAAGGATCCGTGCGCCATCCAGTAGTAAAGGGTGCGACGGGAAATGCCGGCGTGCTGTGCCGCTTGATCGAGATTCACGCGCTGAGAGGCAGGCATTTTCATGAACAATTTCACGAAGAGGTCTTCCCGCGCGTAATGGCTTCCTGCCCTATGTCATCGGCAGGAACTACCGCGAAAATCTCGTTCGAGACGGCTCCCCGCAACCGAATACCGAGATACTTGTCCGCCAACCACCCAATCGCCGCACGACGGGCCGGTGGCGACATCTGCTCAACGGCTTTCGCAAACCGGGCGAGCGCGTCGATTTCTGGGAACTGCCTCGGCTTCCGTCGGCGCGTCGGCGGGGCCGGTGGCAGGGCCGGCACAAGCGGCTCATCATCCACACGATCATCGGGCGGCTGCATGAAGAACAGTTTCTTCACCCGTTCTAATTCAGCGGCTTCCGTCTGAATGGTGTGCTCCGCTTCCCTGATGTTTCGGTCGGCGAGCGTTTCGTCGTCGTTCATCGCGTTACCTCAGTCCGGCAATGCGGTAGCTGGATTGGTGGATGGATTCACAGGCTTTTCATTGCGCGCAAAAGACTTATCGTCGTTCTCTGTCGTCTCTCGCACGTCGTGGGGGGCGGCAGGGGCGCGCAGTCGATCAATTTCTGCGGCGATGAGCGCGCCAGCTTTCACGAGGTTCCGCCTCGGATCGTCGCTTGGCTTCCACCACTCCCAATCCCACGGCCACCCAGACGGCGCCGCGATGTGCTCTGCACGACTCTGCACCGTTCCGTCGGCTTGTCGCCTCGCCAGCGCGGCATAGCAACAAGCCGCCGCGACCATCTCGGCCTCGCGGTGAGTCTTATCGTGCGCCGCCGTCCAGCCTTCCGCGGTCTGTTGCCGCCGACGTTCCGCGGCAATCAGCGTGATGCCCTCCTCCTGGGCGGGGACCGCCGCGAGGGTCGAAGTCGTGTCAAAAGAAGCATTTGGCGCGCGTAGACCGCCTTCCCCTATCCCATCGACAGGATCTACCGCGGAGTCCGCGCCGGTGACCGCTCCCAACAACGCACGACGGACGTAACCGACGACATCAGCCGGACACGACACATGGCCATCAATGCCGCAGAGTCCGAAGATTTCCTGTAAGGCTTCATCCTGTGCACGCCATGCCGCTAAGAGGGCCTCCG